GTTTATGAACGTGGTCCTAACTTTTGATGGAGTAAAAGAACAAAATGGAATGCTAATTGATGCTACCGTTGCCGAGGATAACTCTTATGTCGTGAACAAGATGGTATTCCTCCAGCAGGATCTGGAGACTAAGCAAGAGGCCTTTGTTGTCTTCCCTAAAGAGCATTACAAGTTCAGATTAGATGTGCTTAAGGATGGAATTGAAGCTGAGATCATAAAGGCTAAGAAATCTCCACACTACAGCCAGGAAAGCATTGGGTTTAGACATATTCTTGATACAACTACGAAGAAAATGATCTTTCAAGACGGACATTAATTTATACAAAACACTGCATAATTATACATAGATGGAATTTATAGTAAGGAGGACCAATTGAAGCAACTATTAGTCGAAAACTGTATCAATCTGGGCACAGTAATGTTCGATCTGGAAGGTACCCCTTACACAGTGAAGATGTTTTTGCTCCTGTTAAAAGGCCGAGGGACTACTAATAATGTGAAAAAAAAACTACTCCAAATGTTTGGCACTAGGTTCACAGAGGATGATAGAGAAAAAGCCCTGGCTTATATGTCAGGGGTGGCTCATAGTGTACTGGGGATCCAAACAGGGTTTCCACTATGAAAACGAGGAGGGTGTACTGATGGAGAACGAGAAGTTTCAAGAGTTATCTTTAGCACACTTCAAAGAGGTGTCAGAGAAACTATCTAAGATGAATGAACGGTTAGGTAACATTGAGGTACTTATCAAACAGCACCACGGAGATACTGAAAAAACTGCTGTACAAGTTGAAAAAATGTTGTTCAATCAAGAAGCTTTGCAGGATGATATGGATTATCTGTTAAGACGATCCTTAAGAAAGAAAATTGATTAGTTGTACGACACTTTTGCTTGGGCCGAAGGGTCCAGGCATTTTTTTTTATTAATTTTGCAGGAATGAAGAAATTATTGTCGAAATTAACCAGTTAGGATTGCTTTAAGATAAAACAACATAGCCCAGAAATGGGCATAACAAAACCCCACTGAACTCTTCCGTGCAAAAAGATAAGTTCAAAGGGGCCACAGACAAGGGATATTTCTGTTATTGATTTGCTTATTTAATAGCATCTTAACACACGGAATCTCTCATGTCTAGTTAGTTGCAGCCTTTTTAGCAACAAAAGTAGATGATGGGGGATTTTTATTATGACAGTATCTATTCCAAAGATGTCTGACGAGTACCGATCAGATATGTTGATTCATGATAGTCATGTAGTAGTAGTTCAAGAGAGTCTAGCAAGGGTGTTTGGTCTTGACAAAGCAGTGTTCATCCAAAAGCTAGAGTATTGGCTTAAGACGGAGTCAGGGGTCGTTATTGACCGTAGACGATGGATATATAACACTTACGAACAGTGGCATAAACAATCCCCTTGGTGGTCAGCAATGACTGTCCGAAGAATGGTCAAATACCTTGAGGACTGTGGAGTCATAGTAAGTGTCGAACTTAATGGAGATAAAGGGGATCACACTAAGTGGTACACCTTAGATCACGGAGTAATGAATCAGATGGAGAGAGACTACAATGATGCCCAAAAGTGAGTATTGGTAAGCATCTACAGAGTTATCCACAGGCTAATAAACCGTCTGATCAAAATGAACAGGCACCGTCTGATCAAAATGAACAGATCGATCTGATCAAAATGATCAAATCTACATACATATATAACTACGTCATAAATAACCTTTACATATTATCTTATTATTAATAAAGGGAAATATGAAAAGTTATCCACAGAGGGGTACGGAGAAAGAGCTGCTGCTTAATAACAGTGGTTATTTTTTTTGCCCAAAAGTATCTTATTACATATTTATTTTTGAAAACGAGTGACACTTTAAACTTCTTTGTTAATGGTTCGGTGTAAGGATAACCCAGCTTAAGAAAAAAAGGAGCTAAAGCAAATTGAATAAGCAAGAACGTAGAGCAGTATTAAGCCGATTAAAGCCAGCCACTTGGTATGCCTTTTGCCAAATGGAGAGTATGCACGAAGAAGAAGTCCAGATCTCTAGAGCAGAACTAGCAATGAAGCTAGACTTAAGCCTCCCTACTTTAGCAAAGCATCTAGCAACCTGGGCAAGCCACAATTTGATCCAAGAGATTGACGGTGGATTCCACATTGCACAGATGGATGGTCAACCAAGCAACATTACAGAGGAGCCAGTTTTCCGTGAGTTCAAGAATGCCAAAGACATAATCGATTATTGGTGTGACTGCTACTTGGGAGTGTATGGTACACCCTATGTGGTTTACAACTGGGCAATGGCTCAGACCCAGGTTAAAAAATTGCTTCGGTACACCGACATGGAGATTAAAGGAACTTTGTTGGCAGTGGTTACTCTCTATGGAAACACCTGGGCTAAACCAGCTTACCCACGACCAACCCTCGGGCAAGTAGTTTCTTGGCTATTCGTCCAAGCTCAGCCCTATGCTATCAAAACCTCCTCAGAAGCCCCTGAGGGTACTGTGAGCAGTTCAAACTTGCTAAATGAACTAGAAGCTAAGGGGTGGTTATAAGATGGCTATAAACATGATGTGTATGAATGCTAAGTGCATAAATTACTGGGAAGATAACTGCATGAAAAACATGAACGAAGAACGGATTGTGATTAGTGTGTGGGGAGTGTGCCATACGTTCGAGGCTGGGGTTAGCCCAATGTATGCAAAGGAGGAAGAGCAATGAGCAGAGAGATCAGGTTCCGTGCTTGGCATGAAAGCTACCAATGCATGTGTGATCCCAACTATATAGATATGGACGGAGATTGCTATGACGAAAGTTATAGATTTGATGGGGGTCACCTTGAATGTGACAGAAACTATGTACTGATGCAGTTCACTGGCCTCACGGATAAGAACGGCAAGGAAATCTATGAGGGAGACATTCTTGATATAACATCCGAATTGTTTACTAATTTTGGTAATACACCAACAGGTAAATTTGATACTACCTACAAAGAAGTTTTTTGGAAAGAAGATGGATGGGCAGTAAGAACTTTAAAAAGTGCAAATACAGTTGTAGGTTCTGAAGTAAAAATCCTCACAGTCCCAGCAAAATTTGGTGTAGTTATTGGAAACATCTACGAGAATCCAGAACTTCTCAACAAAGGAGAACTATAAATGGCAAAGAACAGGGTTCGTGACCAATACAAGAACGTGGCTGTACTGCTAAGACGTGTAGAGCATGTGCCCAACGACTATGACGTGTTCGTGATCGTTGAAGAGTCAGTTGAAACAGCCAGATACAAAGCAGCCTTCAATGCTCGTAAGTTCTTTGAAGTCACTGAAGAGAATCTTGTCAGCTGGGAAGATTGGCTAGACAAAACTAAGGTGAAGGCAGTGATCCTCGGGTATAGCAGCAAGGCTGAATCGATCATCTATAAAGGCTATAACGACTACGAGAATCAACCATTGAGCTTAATCGAGAAGAACTTAAAAGAGAGGAAGGAGAATCAATGAACGACCTCTGCATAGCTAGACATCACTGCAAGAGTGTTGGGCAGGAAATCTGTTCAACCTCTTGCTCTTTGTTTGTGGACATAAGATACCAAATTGAATTAGCAGGTCTGCCAAGGAAGCATCAAAAGTTTATTCACACTGATCTGCCGGATACTTACTTTGGAAAAGATGCTTTTGGAAAGTATACAGGAAATATCGTGGAAAGGATGGAGAAAGGTACAGGACTTTACCTTTATTCTAAGCTGACAGGTACAGGTAAAAGCACAGTTGCTTGCTCAATTGCCTTAGAGTTTATCGTTGAGAAATTGAAGCAGGATTACCGAGTGGGTAAACGTACTCCTCAGTTGGTAAAATTTATCAACATAGCAGACTTTCTGGAGGATCTACGAAAGGGAATGAATGATCGTGAGGCAGCCGAGATTGCCATGAGCACCACTGAAACCCTGAAACGTGTCCCCTTGGTCATAATGGATGATATCGGGGCTGAGAAGGTGTCTGAGTGGACCAGAGAACGATTATTAAACATCATATCTGAACGGTACGATGCTGAGAAAGCAATCATCTTTACTTCAAATTTAGCTCCTCAGGAAATAGAGATGATGCTAGGTGGAAGAGTCAGATCGAGGATCGAAGGAATGACCGTTCCAATTGAGTTCAAAGACAAACTGGATCATAGGAGGAAACTATAATGTTGGAGTTACAATTATTAAATACCATTATCAATAACAGAGATGCTTCCTCCTTGGTTCGGTTTGGACTAATGGATGAATCTCAATGGCTTACTCGGAAAAACGTGTATAAATATGCAGTAAAGCATTTGGAAGAGTTCGGGGAATTACCCTCTATTGGGTCCGTGATCGAGAACACCGACAACTTTGAAGTAGCTGAATCAAGTGAGTCTGTAGAGACCTTGGCTAAGAAGCTTATTGAACGAAATGTGAAGAATGCTCAGAAGCAATTTTTCGTAGAAACAGCCCAACAATTTGGTGAATTGAGTGCAAATGAGATCATCGAAAAGATGGAAATGAAAACCCAAGAGTTCAGAAATCAAAGCATGAGTCAAGGCAAAAACGGTGTGGATTGGGCAAACTCTGGAGCTGAACGGTTAGCTGAGTTTGAGAGACGTAAGAAGCACGATTTTAGCAGACGTATCCCATTCTTCTTTCCAGAACTCACTGAAGCACTTGGTGAAATGACTGGTGGGTATTATCTTTCTATCCAGGCATTCACTGGCAAAGGCAAGACCTGGCTGGGTCTAATGGAAGCACTGACTGTGAACGACATGGGCTTGAGCTGCTTGTTTGAGTCTGGAGAAATGAGTAAGCCTGAGCTTTCATTCCGGCTAGACACTTTGAAAGGAAAATTCAGCAATCGTGCCTTGTTCACAGGTAGCTTAGATTTTCACAGTGAAGAAGACTATAAGAAATATCTAGGAGATTACGGAAAGGGCAGCACAAAAGCCCCTCTAATCATAAAGACTCAAGAGGATTGGGCAAAGGGAATGACAGTGGCACAGATTGAGCATGATATCCAAACTCATCATCCAGACGTGGTCATCATCGATCAGTTCAGTTTGATCCGGCACATCACGAATGACCGAGATGGAAAGTCAGATACGAGTAAACGGTTGAAAGAAATGGCTGGGAAGTATGGGGTAGTGATCTGCCTCTTATATCAAGCAAACGGTGATTATGAGAAGTCTAAAAAGAAGTCTGACGTTGAGGACGAATCACTCAGGATATTACAACCACCCACAGTAAAAGATTACAGTGAGACGATTCAAATTATCCAAGACGTTGATTGCTTGTTGACGTTTGACAGTACTAAGTGGAAGGATGCCCAAACAAATGAAGAATGTGGAAAAGCCCTCCTCTTCGTAGCAAAGAGCAGAGCTGGAGGGGAAGGTACAGAACTTGAGATGAATTGGTTGCCGGATGCCGGATTGATTGAAACAAAGAAGGCAACGGACATCTTTTAAAGGAATGAAATGGGTCGGGATGCAATCGGGGTATTTACAATTCATCGAAAACTTTGTATATTGGAATAGAGGAGGAAAACTGACAATCTTCTAATGGATCAAAGCATGAGCTGTTAAGTAATTATTAGCATCGATAGGCATGTAGTGCCAGTAGGAAAGTGAAAAACCCAAAAGTATGAAGATAATAATAGCTACAATGACTGTAAATCTAATGTATTTAAGAGATTTGAAACGAACAGAGGTCTTCTTTGGGGAAAGTTTTAGAATTATATAGCCGAATAAAACCTCTATGACTTCTGCTGGAGATTTTGCATATGCTTGCATATGAAAGGTTCCCTTGTACCCTACTTTCACGAGAGCAATGTCTGGATCCAGCTTGGGTGTCCTCATAACTTCAAGGATAGCATGGGAAAATATCCAAGTCATAATTAGCATTCCAAGTACCACCCCAGATAGATAGTTCACTGTATCCTTGATCATGAGGGCTGACGAGTATCCGAAAATACTAGTTAGCCATCCCATTATCCCCAAGAATGTTTGCTTCAACATAACTATTTATCACCCTTCTTTACGGCCCTCTTATTTTCTAACTCTATCTCCTTAATAAATGTTTCATAAGTGTGATATATAGAATCATACAATCTCTCTTTTTGTTCGTCAGACAGCTTTTTGTTTCTTCCTATTTCAGCAAGTGTTGATAGAAGAGTTGGGTTATCGGTAACTTCCTTTTTTGCAAGAATGGGGATTTTCCCCCATCTAGAAAACAAATCATCCTCGTCAATTTTGTAAACTTTAGAAGATACCAGCAAGAAGTGATCTGAGGGCAATTTACCCCTCTCAATCTCTGAGATGTAGTTAGTAGAAACTCCTAACAATTTAGAAACTTCGGTCAAGGGACGGTCCCCACGTAAATGTTTTAGATACCGACCAGCTTCAAATTGCCTTAGAAACCGATCTCTTTCTTCATCCTTTACATCTTCTTTCTTAATATCGTTAACATCCTCAATTTTGCACATATGAGTACCTCCAATATAATATTATAGTATTATTTATTTTCCGAACCAAGTGTTAATAATGGAACAATACCCAATCACAGTATAAAGGGAAGTGATGACAATTTTTATGCAATTCTCCTAGTAATATTGTAGCATACGAAAGCAAATATAATTTTTAGGGGGCCTGAAAATATAATTTTAAAATATTTTCAAAAATTAGATGACATTTAAGTTATTTTGTAGTATTATAACAGAAATCACGTAAACCACTTAGTTCACGTAGTTACGTTATACCCTACAGTATACCCATTATTATTTATTTGTACAGAGTTATTTATTTCAAGTAAAGGTGGGATTAGTAAGTGGCAATAATTACTTCTGAATTTGAATTTGACGTAGCAGATTACTTAGAGCTACGTGGAATAAACTATAAAAAATCGGGAAATAACTTTATGATGTCCTGCCCCTTCCACGAGGATAAGCACCCAAGCTTTGGGATCAATATCTACAATGGAAAGTACCACTGTCTCTCAGGATCTTGTAATGTACATGGGAATCTGCCAATGTTCGTTAAAAAGATTGAAGGGCTTGCTTCATATGATGCTGCTGAATCTTGGTTACGTGGAAATTATGGCATCAACCCAGACGAAATTGATAAACCATTTGACTTGATATTCAGAGGGGGTACAGATGAAGAAGAAGAGATCAATTATGTCCCTGAAGAAACACTAGCACTTTGGGATTTCAGGCACCCCTACCTCGAGGGTCGGGGAATTTCAGATATTTGGCAAAGAAGGTTTCGAGTCGGGTACGATCCGAACGGACAGTGTATCACACTGCTATGGTATGATCGGCTCGGCAGATGTGTTGGGGCCAAGAAAAGATCGGTCACAGGAAAATTCTTTTGGACCTACCATTTGAGCACGATTGGACCAAACAAGATAACTCTTTTCGGCATTAATCATGTCTACAGAAAAATGTCCAAATCAATTGTTATAGTGGAGAGTGAGATTGATGCCCTCTATTTATGGCAGAACGGATATTCGGCTGTAGCATTGGGAACTTCTCACATAACTAAGGCTCAATTACTGGAATTACAGAACTGCCCTATAGAGGAAATAATTATTGGAACTGACAATGATGAGGCTGGAAGAACTATTTGTGAGGAGATGATAAGGAAATTATTTTGGGTCCCGAGTCTGAAGATCCTTGACTGGTCTAGGTTCCAGGGTTTCAAGGATGTAAATGAACTTGATTCTAATCAAATAAATGAAATAGTTAGCACGGCTTTAAGTTCCACAGAATATGTACTGAAATCAAAGGAAACGACACAAATTCCACACACTTTAACAATGGTGTTCTAGAACGTCATATGCTATAATATACTTATAAAAGAAGATCAAGTGTTCGGTGTAAAAAAATAAGCAGAAGCAAAAGAAAGTAGTGTGTAAAATGATAAATGTTGACCAAAGTACCTCCCTTGACGGGTTAGACCCTCTCGTGAAATTGTTCCAAGAAAGTGGTGAAGGAAGGTACTTTGACCTTATGCTAACCCAGTGTAAAGGGTATATACAGGGACGTGCCATTAAAGCATCTTTACAATTTGGTCTTGAAGCTGAAGATTGTGAGTCAACCTTGTTGGAATCACTGTGGAAATCTGCTGAAATGTTTAACCCAGAAATGGGAGTCTCTTTTGCTCAGTTTGCAAACGTAGGGTTTAAAAAGAATTTGACCTGGCTCTTTGGTAGAGAAAATCGAGACAACCACTTCTTTGGCCCCTGCACAAAAAGTGATTTATTTGAAGAGGCAGCTATAGCAAATAAGTCATTTCACATGTTTTATATGGATGGGGGCTTAAACCTAGAAGAAAAAGGAATTAAAGTGCCAATGACGTGGGACTTGTCTGACCCACGAATGGATGTAGAAAATTTGATCTGTGAACAAGATGCTGCACGACAGTTAATGGAAGAAATTAAAAAGGTTGATGAAGTTGCTGGAGATGTGGCTGCACTGGTAGCTGTCGGTCGTGATCCAAGAGAGACTGCTGTAATAATGGGTTACGTACCTGAGGGGACTAGCCAAAGAACTGCACAACTCAACTGGGTCAGACGTAAGTTGAGAAAATGTATTCCACCGACTGAAAGGCATTACTTCCAAATGGGCATTCCTATTCCTATAAAAATGAGAGCATAGTACTTAGATTAAAGCAGTAAACAAGCTTCCTTTCATGGAGGCTTTTTTATTTGCCCTTTTTTAAAAAGAATTTACAGCAGAGAGTGACAATCTGACTAATCCTGCTAATGGTTCGGTGTAAGGAGGAGTTGGGAGCACAGAGAAAACTGAATATAGAACGAGGAAAAAATAAAAAACGAAATGAGAGTGTATTAAAAATGACAGAACAAATTAACTATTTTATTGCCGAGGGCAACGAAGCAAAGCTACAAGCCGAAGAAACATCTAATTTTGGTAAAAAGAACAGCTACGTTAAATTGAAAGCTGGCGAGTCCATCCGAGTTATCCTGTTAGACAAAGATTTCGTCAACTATGCCGGACACGGTGATTACAATCAAAAGATTCCTTCCCACGTCTGCACGGCTCCTCGTCCTGGAATGGCATGCAAGTCCTGTGATGCCGACATTAAACGGTCTATCAAATATTTGGTACCACTCTATGACGTGGATAAAAAGGAAATTGTTCTCTTCGACACAAGCAAGAAGCATGTAGCTGCGGTCTACAGCATCATTGACACATACGGTGAGGACGTAAATGATGAAGTGTTTTTGCTGAAACGCTCAGGCAGTTCTGCCCAAGATACTGCTTATAGCTTCATTCCCCTCCCTCCGAAACAAAAGGCTGGACTCGCTTTACCAGCTGACATGAAGGTATTTGTGTTAGGCAGTCAAGAACGATCCGACTTCTATGCCGGAATCTTACGTGCTCCATCGGAAGAATACTTGGCTAAGATTATTGCTTCAATCCCAATTGAGGTTCCAACAACTGCTGCTGAAGGTCAAGGCAAAGAATACGATTTCTAATATTGAGGATGAAAGGATCTTGGAACTCATTACTCGTAGAACTAAACAGCTAATAGTTCATAGCTATCTGTACTACCGACTAAATGAGTCCAAGATTCCCGATTCCACTTTCGATCATTGGTGTGATGAGCTTGTTAAACTGCAAGCCAAGTACCCAGAAATTGCAAAAAAGAACCCCTACTGGGACATTGGGCAAAAGTTCGATGAATCCGGCAGTGGGTTCTTCATTACTCAATACCCAACAGCACTGATGATGGATGCAGAGATTTTCCTTCACGGATTCGGAGGAACAAAGGAGCTTAAATGATGAGTACAATCGTGTTAAAAAGTGGTCTTATGAAGATCACAAAAATAGTTAAAAAGAGTCAAGCAGGAATGTTCAAGAACCTAAAGGTCGGGGACATTATCGAATGCTCAGTAGACGTTGCTTATGCAGGACGAAACGGTGGTTCACATGCTACGTATATGGATGTTAGAAATGTTCAAACAGGAGAAAAGACATCAAAATCCTTCAATCAATTACCATCTATCTTAAGTCAGTTTGAATTTGAGCCTACATTTTAAAACGAAAGGATGATAAAAATGTTCAACGGACAAATCGAGAAAAAAGCAAAGAAAATTACCAAAACGAGAGGTGCAGTTACTGACACTCTGAAAATCTTCTCCACCACGATTGACGAACTGAAGGCTCACAAAGCAGATTTGGAAGCACATGCAGTCGAGCATGAGGAATTAGCTGCTACTCTCAAGCAAGAAGCAGCAGACCTTAGGGACGAAGCTGATTCGATCAACACGGTACTGGGCAATATCACTGCTCTTTTTACGAGAAAAGCATGAGTGCCCCCACTGCCCCTCAATGGATAAGCAGTGAAGAGTTGCACAACATGGGTGGGAGATGGGTACGGATCACAGGCACAAGGACTCACCTGAACGGCAAGATGGATTATTTAATCGAGTTTATGAATTAATAAAAAGGAGGAAGTTTAAATGGCATTAACGACAGAAACAGTACAAACAACCACAACCACAAGTAAGAGCAAGGTAACCCTAGGTATAGGTGATATTGTCTTTAGCCCCTGCTTATTCTCAAATGGGGACGGTAAATTAATCTTTCAAGAGTTAAATAAGCCTTTTGGAATAGGGGAACGTATTTCCCCAAGACAAGCAGACGAGCTTGCCACTGGAAATGAGCTTGAACTTACATTCCTAAGCATTAAGTCAATTGACGTTCTTATGTCAGTTTTAGAGATGGTCAAATTTCAGATGCAGGATGACCAAGAGGCTAAAGCTCCAAAAGTAAAGATGGCAAGAGTGCTCCGTACAGGAGAGATTGTACAGTATAAGTTGCAAGGAGAATTGACTGTTGAAGAACGTAAAGCATCTTGTTGTAGTACCTACGTTGGAAACGAAATAATGATTGAGCCTCGAGAAGGAAGCCCTTGCTGGAGATATATGTATGATAGTGAAGTAGAACTTTTAAGCTAACAGTGAAAAGGAGGGTGGCACCATATGGCACCAGGAAAAGGTATCATAGACGATGTGCTTTTAGCTTTTGAGAAGCAAGAGGCAAAGACGAAGAAACGAGCATCAAAGGTCCCTAAGCCAGTAACCTTAGCTTCGGAAATCGAACGGTTGTCTCTCCTTAAGTGGAAAGATGACCGTTCAATTTTTGAGTCTGTGGCTAATGCATTGGCTAGTAAAGAATTGGAATTTCCAAATAGAAAAATGAAGAAAGACGATATCTACGAGTTTTGGCAAGTGCTTGAGTATAGACGAAGAGAAAAGCTGAAGCAAGAGATCAGAGAGTCTAAGCCGGATAACTATCACATCATCCAAGATCAAAAAGCCTGGGCACAAATGCAACGATTACTCTTCCAAGAGGAAGAAGTAGCTTGGGATACGGAAACCACAGGTTTGGACTATTACGAAGACAAAATAGTTGGCATCAGTGCTTATCTGCCAGAATCTGACGTAGCTTTCTATATTCCGTTTAGGCATACGACAGGGGAAGTGCAGCTCTCCGAACAACAAGCCCTGGCTCCGATCAAACAGTGGTTGGAAACACCAGGAAATAGGAGCATTTGGCACAATTACAAGTATGATGCACATCTTCTAAGTAATGACGATATCATTCCTGCAACCCCTTATTGGTGCTCTCAGATTGTGGCTCGTCTGCTCAATGAACACGAGTCGGCAGCCCTCAAGACCCAGTATGACAAGTACATTGCCAAGACTGGGAAGGTAGTAATGTTTGCAGACATCATAGACCCAGGTCATATGGCAGAGACGGACATTCTCTTATCGGGAGTATATGCCTGTGGAGATCCCCACAAGACTTATTTATTACAGCAATTCCAGAAGCCTTTCATTGACAGTGTCGGGGGCTTAAGTAACATCTGGTACGATATCGAGTCTAAATTGATGGAGATTGATGTACGGATGGAGAGAGTCGGATTACGTCTAAACATCGAAGAGTTACATCGGATTGAAGCTGAACAGTTGCCTAGGATTGCCCAGGCTGAGAAGGATATGCTCACATCATTTAAGATCGATGCAGACTTCCTAACCAAGATGTCTGAGGTGACTGGCAAACCAGCTGAAGAGTTCAATTTTAGCTCAAACGATCACTTGGCATACCTCATTTATGATGTGCTAGAGGTTGGACCAGAGATTGCTAAACGGTTAGGTAAGACTGCTCGATCCACAGCAGCTGACGTTTTAACTGCAATTCTGGAGAACATTCCAGAGCTAGAACCTATGAAATTGTACAGGGAGCTTTCAAAGCTGGTCTCTACGTATGCCCACAAGCTACCAGAAGCTATCGAGGTAGATGGTAGGCTCCATAGTCAATTTGACAGTCTCAGAACGAAGACTGGTCGATATGCAAGTTCTGAATACGGAAATAAGGGTAAAAAGAAGGGTACAAACTTTCAAAACATCCCTGCACGTACAGAATTAGGCAAGTCCATTCGGAAATGTGTTATTCCTGACGAAGGTTGTCTATTAATTTCCTCAGATTTGAGCCAAATTGAGCCAAGAGTGATCAGTCACTACCTATACACATGGTTCAACGACAGTAGCATGAGGGACCTGTATCTTGCAGATCTTGACCTTTATACAACGATGGCAATGAAGGTTTTCAGTTTAGAACACGATCAGTGCATGGACAAAGCTAAGATTTATAATGCCGATGGGTCGTACTGGGAGCCAAGGAAGCTGATGAAGACAGGTGTGCTGGCAGGGCTATATGGGCAAACAGCACGAGGGTTCTCATACAAGATGGGAGTATCCGAAGATGTAGCTAATATGTTCTTTGCTGGTCTCTACAGTCAATTCCCAGGCATTAAGCCGTTTCGGGAGAAAGTATTGGCTGGGCTGAGACGGAATGGATATTCGGAAACTCTTGATGGTAGAAAAAGACGATTCCCAGAATACCGAAAGCAGTATGCTGAAATGCTTCAACTGCAAAAGAAGTTCTGGAACACAATGTCAGACGGTGAGAAAGCTCGTTTGAAAGACTTACGAAAATGGTGTGGGGCTGCTGAACGAGAAGCAATTAATGCCACCGTGCAAGGAACGGCTGCTGATGCTCTTAAGAAGAATATCATCAAGATGGCTACCTTGTGCAAAGAAAAAGGTTGGCTTTATTTACTCTCAATCCACGATGAATTGATGCTCCAACTGCCGAAGAAAGACGTAACGATGGAGAATATGATACTGATCGATGACGTGATGACTAAGACTGTTGTATTTAGCTTGCCTCTCAAAGCAGATTTGGTCATTGAACCTAGATGGATGGAAGAGTATGGGTTGGACGAATGGGACTTTGAAAATTGTAAACCGAAGGAGTTTGCTTAAATGAATTGTGATTGTTGTGGGAGCAAATTAGATTATAGGAGTGAAAGAAAAATGACATCTGAAGAATATAAGGAATGTGTTGAACCAATTGAAAAAGAAAAATGTAATTTTGGAGTAGCTATTGCACTGCTAAAGATGGGATATAAAGTTGCCCGACAGGGATGGAATGGCAAAGGAATGTGGTTAAAGTTGCAAGTTCCCGATGCTCATTCAAAAATGAGTTTGCCGTATATCTATATGTTTACTGCTGATGGGCATCAAGTACCTTGGTTAGCAAGTCAGACGGATATACTTGCTGAAGATTACGTGGGGGTGGAGTAAATGAGCCTGACCACACTTGACCGACTTAAATACGATTTTTGGGTAACTGCTGATCGGCAGTTTCTTTTTTTTACTGAAATGAGTGACTCCCATCTGAGAAACACGATTGCAATGCTAATTCGTAAAGCCCCTGAGTTGCAAGAGGAGGCTGATAAAACGTATAGGCTTACTCAAACCACTAAATACACATTCAGTTATAGGCCTCTTCACCCTCAAAAATGGTTGAGTCAGCAAAGAGCTTTCATTGGACTAATTGCAGAGAGAAAACGGAGGAAAGCATTATGAAATTAAAGTTCACAGTTGAAATAGAAGTTGACGATGCAGTTGCTGAGTTGCCCCAATTTTTGAGGGACAAAGCAAACAATTTCAGTGAAATTAAAGGTGACATTATTGATCTGCTAGTTGGTAGTTTCGATGAAATTCCCATAATCACTGAATTTGAATTTTAATAGAAGAAAAGGGGAATCCCACTTTGAAAATTATGAGTCGTGAAGAGATCGGTGAAATGAACGAGGAAGCTATGTTTTTGGGCATTGAATTTGACGGTGCCATTGCCGGATATGTAGAACAGTTTGGGACCCCTGTTTTGGCCTTATATGATCGTGACAAAGTGATCTCGATTCTAGTACAGCAGGGCATGAAGGACCAAGAAGAGGCTGCTGAATGGTTTGAATTTAATATACTCGGAGCATTTGTTGGTAATAGCACCCCAGCATTTGCTTCGTTTTTTGAAGAGGAAAAGGAGACTGAAGATGCATCTATTTAATGAGCAGGAACCAAGAGTACCAAAATCTCCAAAGTCTCCACGTAAACCTAGAGTTCCAGTAGCCCCAGAAGCTCCTGTAGTAGATAGACCTAGAGATTTATCAGATGAATTTGCAGACCAGATGGAAGACTTGTATAGCATTCCTCAGACAAGATATCCGAGACGTGAGATAAAGTTCAGTCCATCCGGCTTAACGAAATGTGACCGAGAGCTATACTACATCAACACTAATGCAAAGGCTGATGAAGCAGAATCTCAGATTGGTTGGAGGGCTAGGATTCCTCGTAACGGAACTGGCACTCACGAAGTCATGCAAGCTGATCTCAAAACGATGCACACGAAGCTACCAGAGAATAAGCTGCCTTGCCGATTTAAACTACTAGAAACTGAGATGGTGCTTCGGAAAACCTTTGATGTGGGAGGCACGATGGTCACCCTTTCTGGTCGGTTGGATGGTCTCATGTTAGACATGGAAACAGGCTTAAAGTTCATTTGGGAGTACAAAACGAAAGATAAGCTAAGTAATCTGACCAAGATCAAAGATCCTCTTCCTTACGTGCTGCAGTGCATTTCATATTCAGCCGTGCTAGAAATTTACGACTGCATAATTCACATTGAGTCATTGCAAAAACCACAGTGGGGCCGTATAGAAGCTAAGGATAGCAAGTACTTCCATGTTGTTGTAACCCCAGAAATGGTAGATCGATTACTTCAACGGTTGGCAAGAATTGTACGTGCCATTGAAGCTAAAAAGCCTCCTGCAAAAGATCCAGAAAAGTGCCTGTTCTGCTCCTACAAAACAACTTGTGGGAAGGGGAGATAGTATGCCAGCACCTATCATTTACCCTTTTCACACCGAGGCCAGTGTTACTCATAGAGTGCTGGTCTCGATTCCTTTTGATTACAATTACAGCAAGAACAAAATTGAAGGTCGTACCAGAAGTGGAAAGACCTACCCCTTGCCGGAACACAAACAGTTGAGAGAGTATCTTAAGTCAGTGCTAACCCAGGCCTGTGCAGGGATCGAATGGAAAAAGAAGCAGAAGTATTATCTAAGCTACTATTGCCAAAAGCCTTCTAATCGTGGTGATGCCATTAATTTCTTAGAGGCATTTGCAGATGTGCTTAAAGTGGTGATCGGTGTGGACGATAATTACTTGGTGGTCGAGAATATAGATTTTGAAGTCATAAAGAACGGCATCGACAACAAGATATTTATTTCTATTTCACAGTGACAATTTGAATAAAACAGGCAATGGTTCGGTGTAGAGACAAGTCGAGTAGAAAGTAGGAGGTAAATAAGTGTATCAATTCAAGAGCAAAGACTTAGAGTTTGGACGTGGCTCATTAGCCGAATTAATCTCATATGACCGATATGCAATCACGAGCAACGACATCTTCAGTGCAAAAATTGGAGATGTCGTTATTTTTGTCAAAGAAAGAGGTAAAGAAACTCAGCTTGTAGGAACGATCTTGCACCAACTGTCTGAGATAGGATGCTTAGAAGTAGAGGCCCATGATGGATCAGGCAAGTACACAGTCCTTTATGAGCATGCCAGACTAGTACAAGAAACAAAACCTAGTCAGATGTGGTCACGATGGGCAGCTGGATCAGCTAGTGTAGAGACCTTCAATAAGAAGGACATTGAATCTGAGTTTCGTTGGTTGCTTGATGGGTATCGGTACGTGCCAGGGGGACGAATCCAAAATATGCTGGGCCAAGAGTTTACAGGGTTCCATCTTACAAAATCAAACCTATCTGCTTACAATTGCCTTGTGTTGCCATCTCCTAACTGTAGTGAATTTAACACTCCTTTAGAAAATTGGATAGAGATTCTGCATATTGCAAAGAAAGAAGCAAATGCAATGGCTTTTGGGTGTGGATGTGGTCTAAATATCAGCTCCGTTCCAGTGTCAATCCCAGGTCCAGACAGCTTCTGTGCTCCTACATTCTTCCTACCCAAAACACATTCAGAATATGAGGGTCTAAACTTAGATAATTTCTCGAATGGAATCGTGATTGGTTGCCCAACAACTCAATTGATTCAAGTAATTAAAGTTGAGGATTCTAGATTCGGAATATTTGATGCCCTCATGGAGATGGTCAAGTTGATCTATGAAGATAAGCATGTTCTGGTGGACTTCTCAAACCTAAGGGCAAAAGGTGCATATGTGAAAGGGATCGATGGAACTTCGTCTGGAGCAATCTCTTGGATGAAGCTTTTTGATTTTGTAGTTGGGTTATTAACAAAGCAAAGTGTAAATGCCGTGGAGATCGGTGAGCTTTATGCTTTGGTGCCACACTTGATCAGTCAGGGGGGCCAACGTAGAGGAGCATTGATGTTGGTCATGAACGTGGATCACCCGAACATCCTTGAGTTCATAATGGCAAAACAGACTGCTGGACGGTTAACTGGGGCTAACTTATCAGTCAATTTAACAGATGATTTCATGGAGGACGTAGACTTCGGGTATCCCGAAGCAAACGAGCTGTTTGATCAGATTTGTGAGTTGGCCCACAAGTCAGCCGAGCCTGGGGTCCTCTTTATGGATCGGGCACAGGCACTTTCTAATACCAGCTACTTCGAGGACATTGATGCTGTAAATCCGTGTGCTGAAGAACCTTTGCCCCCCGATGGGGTCTGTAATTTAGCTCACTTGAACCTCCCAAGATTTCTCTTCAAGCAACAACACAATGGCAAGTGGCAGCTCGACTACACTGCACTGAATCGAGCAATCATTGCAGGGGTTCGGTTCAACGACAATATCATCGATTACACCCCTTACTTCGATGAAGATATCAAAGCAGTACAGATGGGTGACCGAAGGATCGGCATGGGTACGATGGGGCTGGCAACAGTCTTGATCTACATGGAAATAAAATATGGGTCCCTGGAAGCAGAAGAGTTTTCGGAAATGCTGAATGGGTTTATTGCTAGAACAGCTTATCAAGCAAGCATTGATCTAGGGAAAGAAAAAGGCAATTTCTCAAATTATGATCCTACTCAAATATCACCTAGTTCGTTTCTCTGTAAGATCACAAAAGGGATGGGGGGCATTCCACTATCCTTGAGAAATGCAGCTCTTCTCACTCAAGCACCGACTGGATCCACTGGGACGGTGATCGACAATTTACCTGACTATGAGTGTGCAACAGGGATTGAACCCTACTATGCATTTGATTATTTCCGTGCAAGTAGAGTTGGAACGACTGTACGACAAGAGGTTGGCATTGCAAAGAGATGGAGAGCAGAGCATCCAGAAGAAACAGAACTTCCGTCATATTTCGTTGGAGCTAGTGAAATTACACCAAAAGAACATGTTTTGATGCAAGCTTCGATTCAAAAGTACGTGGATGCAGCTATCTCTAAAACAATCAATATGCCAGCCGATGCCACTGTTGAAGACGTGAAACAGGCTTATCTTCTAGCCTACGAAACAGGATGCAAAGGAGTCACAGTTTATCGTGATGGTTGTAGGGCAGGGCAAGTGCTGGCAGTGAAAGAAGAAAATGCCAAGCTTGAAGATCTGACCATGAGTACAGAGGCTCAAGAATATGCAAAGAAGGATGTTGAATTTACTTCTACTGTTGTAAAGCTGATGGAGGAAAATATTGTGAAACTGATCGAGACAAAAGAGTTCAAGAAACGTCCAAAAGTGCTGAGAGGATTGACCGTGAAACAAGCAACTCCACTGGGAAAGATGTATGTCACTCTGAACACTTCGGACGGCATGGACATTGAAGAAGTTTTTGTTCAGCTTGGTCAAGTTGGTTCAGACATTAGAGCAATTGTGGACAGCTTGGGAATCCTCTTAACCCTAAGTTTATCAGATCGGTTGTCTAGCCTCCCACAAGAACAGAAGCTCAAATGGTTGACTAGCAAGCTGATCGGCATCAAAGGAAGCAATCCTATTGGGTTCGGTCCAACACGAGTTGACAGTCTGCCGGATGCTATCGGAAAAGTGCTGAAAGATTATTTAGAACAGGATTACATCAAAACTCAGGAAGATCTCGATGCTGAGAAGGTTGACATAGGAACTGCTGATGATATCTGCCCAGATTGTGGAGCAGCTGCCGTTCGTAGGATTGAAGGCTGTGAAAAATGCACCAACTGTGGAGCAAGTAAATGTGGGTAAAGGAGGGGTAAAAATGTGTGATTGTGTCGAGCACCTAGAAAGTCTCTGTAAGACTAAATACCTAGAAAATCACCCAAAAGTAGTTGACCCATTTGTCGAGTTTGAAAGCAAATCAATTAATCTAACTGATGGGACAGTTAAGTTATGTGCCCCGGTAATCATTCAATACCAAGCTGGTAAACGGGCTAAGCATGATCGAATTAACATGATGTTTACTTACTGCCCATTTTGTGGGGAAGACCTTAGTAAAAGCAAAAAGGAGGCAACAACATGAAGATCGATATTAACGAAAAATACCGTATTCAATCGGACAGTGTTCAGATCATGGTGATCCAGAAGGGCATCATTAGGAAAGCTGGGAGTGATAACCTTGGTAAGGAATCAACGTCCACTCTAGGGTACTTCAGGACGATACAGCAAGCCATTAAATGCATCTTACATCAACAAATATTAGACTCTGATGCAACTACCTTAAAGCAGCTCAGGGCAGAGATTTTGAGGTTCGAGGCAGAAATAGAGGCTGCTATTAAATTTTAAAAAAGAAGGAGTGATCTTGATGGCTAGTAATAATAACGGACGTGGAGGTATTAGTTTCACAGGCTTGTTGGCAATCGTTTTCATAACCTTGAAGCTGATGAACTATATTCAATGGCCTTGGTTCTGGGTGCTTGCACCCATCTGGGGGAGTGCAATAATTGTCCTTTTGATAGTGGTTGTGGCAATTATTGTAGCAATTGCTAACGAAGGATAGGGGGGGGAACTAAGATGAAAACTTGGGAAGTTTACAAATATGCATTGGAAAATCCGAAGGCTAGATTTAAAAAGGCTACTAGTGAGTTAATTTATTTCTTTAAAAATGGAGAACCAACATTCATTGATAAATATGGTACAACGTCAAGCTCATATGACTTAATTCAACTTAACGATCATGAGTGGGAAATAGTCGAAGAGCCAGTCTCCTGGCAAGAAGCTATGCAAGCTTGGATTGAGGATAAAAACATTCGGATTGAGTATGGGGGAGAAACGTATAAACAGAGTCATGCCAACAAGCTAGGGTGTTTTAAGGGTAATGAAAAGGGATTTCCACACTCATTTTTCAGAACAGGGAAATGGTACATTGAATCGTAGGAGTTGAACGTAATGAAGCACTACAAATTCTTAATGAAAGATAAATTCGATGGCAGCTTAAGTGAGGGTAAAGTAAGTGCCCCCACTTGGCAGGAAGCCTGGTCTAAGCTTTCTCCTTTAATGATAGGAAACAAAATTCTAGACATTGACGATCTTGACGATGCAGATGAAATGGAAGAGGAGGAACAATCAAACATGTCTATCTTACATCTAGTTAAGCCAGGGGAACAGCCTCCTGAGGTAGTTGAAGAGACTGAACAAATGTACAAAATTACTTTTGCATTCCTTGCTGGCAACCCAATGACCGTACTAGCCAATGAAGAACTGAAGCAAGACATAAGCAGTTGGTTTAACGGCTTAGATGAGGAAGAGATCACATGCACCCTCAATGTTTCTGGCATAACAGTGTGCTTGGATCGAATGTTTGTTGGAGCACTTTTCATAGCAAAATTTGATGGGGAGGATGAAGAAGATGTTAGTACCATTGAAACCGACAGTACAGTTACAGAAGGGGCCAATGCCGATGGAAATTTATGATGGATATCGGAAAGTAACTAATGAAGAGTTCGACCAGATCTACTCAGGTGAAATTGACAGTCCTATAAATGAATATCTGATCAAAGGGGAAGAGGTGTTTCGTGCAGACGGATCTCCTCTTTCTTTTCACTTGTGCAAAGGTTTTAAACCTAAGAATTTGGAGCAGAGAATTGCATTTGATCTATTAGATAACGACAACATTCCAATCAAGTTTTTGTACGGAATTGCCGGTTCAGGGAAGACCAAAGCTGCCCTCCAATATGGATTAATGAAGGTCAGTCAGTACAAGTACGATGGGCTGTTTGTAGTGAGGCATCCGATCTCTGTCGGTGAGACGTTGGGACTCTACTCAGGGAACAAAGATGACAAAATGAAGAATTGGATCAACCCGATCATCGACAATTTATCGGGTGGGGATGTAACTCTAGATGCCTTGCTGGGGCAGGGGAAATTGCATTTCGATGTCCCAGGTGACATGCAAGGTCGGGACTTAAAAAACCTATTCATCGTGATTGACGAAGCACAGCAATTGTCCCGAGAGCAAGTCAAAATGCTTGGCTCACGAGTGTCTTCTGGATCTGTGATCGTGTTCTGTGGAGACGTTGACCAGACTTTTGACAATCGATTTAAAGGGGACAAGAATGGCCTTTCCTTTGCTATCAATGAGCTGAAGAATGAGCCTGAAGTTGGTATCGTCCATCTCACAAAATCCGTCAGAGGTCGTGTGGCAGAACTGTTTGCTAGTCTGAGAGTTTAAAAAAAGAGGAGGAAAATTAAATGGAAATGATCATATCGTTATTAATCTACTTGTTAGCTTCAGCAGCCTTGGTCTCCGTGGGAAGCATCTTCGGACTGGTAATCAACATCTTCCAGGCCTTTGCAGTTTGGGTAGTCTTTTCACTAATAATTCATATTGCAAAAAACTTTTAAAAGTGAGTGACAATCGATCAAAGTGAGGTAATGGTTCGGTGTAGAGAGGATTCGGGTGGGACTGTTAATTCAGTTTCCACCCGAATATTTTAATTCCAATTATTTTAATTTGAGGAGGAAACAAGAGTGAATGTTGTACGAATTAAGCTGTTGAACGAAAAAGCCGTAATACCGACTTATGCCGATCCAGGTGCCTCAGGGTTTGACTTCTACTCCACATCAGAATTAATACTCCCAGTCAATAGTTCAGGAATTGTAGGCACCGGAATTTCCTTTCAAATCCCCTTCGGGTACGAAATTCAAGTAAGAGGGAGATCAGGAATGGCATTCATAAATGATATCCTTGCCCACTTTGGAACAATCGATGAGAGTTACCGAGGGGAAGTCAAAATCAAACTTTGGAATTTAGGAAACGAGCCATTCCCGATCAAGGTCGGACAACGAGTTGCACAAGGAGTGCTTGCCCCAGTAGAACGAGCAATCTTCTTAGAAGCTTTTGATCTAAGCAACACACAGAGAGGAATTGGTGGAATTGGCAGTAGTGGAGAATAAGCTTGAGGATTTCCTAGACCTTAACATTGAAGATGATGCCGAAATTGTAGACATTCTTCATTATAGGAAACCTGTGGTATCTGCCTTGGACTTGGGTGCAGTATTTGAGTTTGTTAAGGAATGGAACGAATCCTACTGTGAGGAAAACAATCTTTGCCCAGAGTGCCGTTCACCTCTAATTAACAATTTCACTATGGAAGAGTACTGGGGATCGATGATAAGAGTGCCGGACGGAACGAGCTGTATTAACGGTTGTTGCTAAAACGAAATGAATAAATGAAAGGTGGAAAATAACAATGGAAAAATTATTTACTAAATCCTATGCAGAGGCTCAGATCAGAAATTTGGAGGCAATGATTAATGCCAGCATGGACGAACTTGACTTCTTTGTAGGCCTGTTGGAAATGATGATTGAAGCTCCTGGGGTTGAAAAGACCAAGCAAGAACTTCTCGAGGATGAACTAGCAGAATTGATTGAACATAGTGGGGCTGCAGTTAGCTTTGTTACGGATGACAATATAACAATAGCCGTGTTAACCGAAAAGGAAGGCAGCCCTTTCTACCCTTTAGTTGGCATTGCCAAGTGTGACCCTACGGATGAATTTAACCAAACAGTTGGAAGCCTCATTGCACTCAAAAGAGCATTAGGCATGCACATTGATCCTAGCCAGTACGGTGAGGAAAAGGTTGTGATAAAGGAAGTTGCTCCAGACTGTGATACTTGCAAATCCCTGAAACTAGACGTTGATCAATTCCCTTGTAACCTCTGCACAATTATGAACTCAGGCTGGCAAGAACAAGGTGATGACTTTGATCGTGAAACTGAACCTGAGGTTGAGGTTGAAGAATTGATCGAGAAGGATTGTGACAATTGTAAGCACGAAGATGTGGATCTTTTTCAATCTCCTTGCTCTAGGTGTAATTCCAACTACTCTCTTTGGGAAGATCCAAAAGAGGTAGAAGTTGAGAAGGGTTGCTACAATTGTTCATTTAAAGATCTTTCAGTGCTCAAATCTCCTTGCAGTGTGTGTTGTGATTTACGAGGATATGCTCTCTGGTTAGCAGAAGGGGAAGCCATTGAGCCTGTACCTGAAGTAGAGCCTGTGCCTGAAAAAGACTGTGATAATTGTAAACATATCAAGTTAACTGGTTGGGAAGCCCCTTGCTCCTCCTGCATTGGATCTACTTACCCTGGCTGGGAAGCACAAGAGGAACCTACGGAAATTGAAGATGAGGACGATGAGCACTTTTGTTCCGAGTGTAAGCATGCAGCCGTGCCTGTGCTAAGTTTTCCATGCATTGATTGCCACAGGAATGCTAATTGGGAACAGCCTGAAGAAGCTGTAGAAGAAAAAGTTGTGGTTAAGGTTGAAGTTGAGATTGAGAAACATTGCATGAACTGCCTCTTTAAAGACTTTTCAGGGCACGAAGAGCCTTGTAATGATTGTGACTCTAACTATTCTTGCTGGGTGCCAGAGGGGAAACCTGTTGAGAAAATAGACGATGAAGGCACTATAGACAATGTTGAAGCTCCAAAGGTAGATTGCAACACATGCAAAAATGATCATACTCCTGTTCACCAAGCTCCTTGCCGAGAATGCCTACAGAGCACTAGTGGAGAGCCAATCCTCTGGGAAGCAATTGAAGCAAAAGAAGCTAATCCTTACACTGAAGTAGATGGTTTCGGGCTGTGTCATACCTGTAAATATGATGCAGATTATAAGAATGATGTTATAGAAACCTGTGAAGTTTGTCTTATGGGGAACTTAAGTGGAGAAAATTGGGCACCAATTGAAGAGCAAAAAGAGAAAGTTGCTCTTACTACTCAAGTTGGGCATGGAGAGTGCTTCTATTGCAAAGATTACCATACCAGTATGGAAAACACTCCTTGTGATAAATGTACCCATATAGAAAATGGAAAAACTGATTCTTGGGTTTCTAAGGAAGTCCCTGAAGAAGAAGAAGCTCCTAAAGTAGAAAAAGTTGACTACACGGATATGAAATATTATGGTAGTTGCTCTCAATGTAAGCATTTTTTGGTCGATGAGGAAACTGCTCCCTGTAATGATTGTGAACACATTGCAAATGGAGATACAGATTCTTGGAGACCAGAGGTGGAAAAGCCCGACTTCTCTAATTGTTCTGGGTATGGTCGTTGCTCTAGTTGTGAGCATGATCTGCTCCATCAAAGTGCTGCCCCTTGTAATGGTTGTGAGCATATAGACGAGGGAGACGATGATGCTTGGAAGCCTTCCGTATGAAAGCTGGAGATGTATTGCTATTCATTGGGGGAAACGACTTAATCGATGAGGGCATACGGCTTGAAGAAGGGTCAAAGTTCACTCATGCTGCCCTTGCAATTAGTGAGACGGAATTTGTAGAAGCATGGTGGACTGGAGTGAGAAGGAGAAGCATCTTAGAATACAACAATGTTTGTGTATTCACTCCAATCCCCCCTTTAAGTGTAATTCAACAGGTTGAAATCATCGGGTATGCACTGGGAAAGATCGGGGAGGAATACAACTTCCTTCAATTACTAGGGTTCTTAATCGAGAAGATCATGCACATCAAGTATAATCCTTTCAGATCTAAGCATAAGACAATCTGTAGTCAACTAGTAGTGCAAGCTTACTTCGATGCACTCGGAATTGAGTTATTGCCCGACATGGAAACTTACAGTGCTGCCCCAAGTGATCTAGCAAACTCTGAACTACTAAGACAGGAGGATTTGAACGTATGAACGTAATTATGATTGACCATAATGCCCAAGGCATGGAAACTATGATTGCTTCTCTAGGTATATGCAGAGGAAACGACTGCACATTAAAAACCTTGGAAGGTGCATTGGTTGCAAAGCCTGTGCCCCATATGAGTGTGCTGGAGTTCGGTTGGGCTTGCTTAAAGGTAGAAGGAGTCAGTGTGAAAACTAGACTTCAGGTATTAAGGAGTAGAATGTTCAGCACGATGGAACGTAGTACACGAGCAATTGACATGAGTGAAGCTGAATGCATTACTCCAAAAACAACTATGCTTTACCCTAAATATGATAGGGCTTACGTTAAAGCTTTTAATGAGTATGAATCTTTAATCAAGATCGATTCCTTAGAAGATGCTTCCTATATGCTTCCCTTAGCAACAGAAACAGAGTTCTTCTTAGCTGGCAATATACGTGTATGGTATGAATATTTTCAGAAACGTCTTTGCAAGAAGCACGTTCAAGATGAGCATTACCGTCTTGCACTGAGAATGTGGCAAGTTTTATGTTTAGCCTTCCCGATACTACATTCAGCACATCCTTGTGACAATTGTGGAGCTTGCAAGGTCGTGACTAAATGAAAGACATCTTCCTAATAGGAAAGGCTGGATCGGGCAAGGACACTGTATCTGAGATCCTAGAAGAGCTTTATGACTACAGACTAGTAGCCTTTGCTGATGACATTAGGGCTGAGTACACTCGTTTCTTCCCAGAGAAAAATCCCAGAACCGATCGGGCAAAGCTTATCGAGATCGGTGAGACCTACAAGAAGTTGTACAGACAGAACGTGTGGACTCAGCTTCTAGTGCAGAAGATTGACAATAATTATAACACTGCTGATAGAGTTGTGGTCACAGATGGTCGGCACAAGATCGAGTATAACACCTTCGTTGGTGGGTTGGATTACGTTCCAATCTTTATTGACTGCCCTGAAGAGATCCGATATGCACGATTACTTGCAAGGGATGGCACTTTGCAAGAGGAAGCTTTGAAGCTAGAGTGCCAAGACCTTTGGGAAGCTCCTGCATTCGTATTAGACAATTCAGGCACATTAGAACGGCTAAAAATAAACATAGAAGCTTTGGTAGATAAAGCAATTGGTCGGTAGAAATACTGGCCTCTTATTTTTTTTACTTAAAATGAAGGAGATGACAACAAATGATAGCAAATTGTGACTCTTATCGTATGGATAACCGAACAAAAGCTGAGTTTGCCAATGACATAGAAGTTGGATCAGCTGCTGAACTAGCTATTGTACAACGCTATGTTCACTATATGCACCGAGTATACGGAATTGAGCTAAGAATCACTGATAACGGTTGTGGGAATGCCGGACAGTTCTTAGAAGGACACCAAGTTAGTACAGCTGCTGATTATCTAATAGAAGGTAAACCTGTAGAAATCAAGTTTAATAACCGCATGCTTACCACGTTCAGAGCGAAAGTATCCCAGATCGAAAGTTACTACCGACAAGGTGCAGCCATCATCTGGGTTAATGGTTACCTAACAAAAACTCCAGTGTTCACCTATATAAGTAAAGAGAAATTAATGAGCATTATGTTAGCTGGCACTGAAACTCCATTTGAAGGTTGGGGTGGCAAGATGTGCTACACGCTAAATAACGCGGATTTTGACTGGTACAACTTAGACGAATTGGGAGGTAAATAAAATGGCAATTCAATGTAACCCAACACTTATTCAAAATTCACAGACGAACGAATGGTACATCGTAACTAGTTGGCACAAGAAAGGCCATCCGAAAACTAAGTATAATATCACTCCCCAGATGCACCACGTCATTGGCACTGCAATTGATTCTTTCGTGAAGCACGTAGAGGCAGAAGCCAAAAAAGCA